ATTCTTCTGCCATTTAACAATAGATTTCCAAGAACCTAACATTGCTCTAGGTGCAGGAAGACCTAGTTCTTTTGCTAAAAGAAACTTCTCTATACGGTTGCCAACAACACCATGATAAAAATTGTTGGTAAAGTTTTTAGAACCTTTGGCTAATCCCATACTTATTTCTAAAATACTATTATTGTATAAGGCTGTACGAATATTGCCTTCAATTGCAGTACGTTGTGGATAAGCAAAACGTAGTAATGTTGCTGGTCTCCATACTGAATCAAATGCAAAGTATGCTGACTGCAAGAAACCTTTTGCTTTATATAATCCAGATGAGAAACTCTTTAGTTCACTTTTAGCAAATTGTTGATATAATTTAATATCTAACATTGGCATTGCGTCACCTAGTTGTGAACTTAGTGTTGGGTCAGTGAATACCCATTCGCCATCATTGTATGCAAAAAGTTTTGTACGATAATGTTCTAAAGTATTATTTCTTCTTCTATCTAATTCCCATTTGATTACATCTGATAAAGTTGTTGCAGGTCCTGAGCCGTCTGGTTTTTTTATTCCTTTAGCAAACACTTCATTTAATTCATCAGGTGTTAATTTTCTATCAAGACCAAGTTGTTTATTAACTACTTTGACTGCTTGGTTTTCAATCTTGGTAATGATAACAATTCTATCAGCATCTGTTTGCGCTCTAAGGTATTGGTTAAGTAAGTTTCTTTTAACTTCAGCACCTTTGCTGGTTTTCCAAGGTTCTACTTTGTCCATGAATGCTATAAGTTCATCTGCTGAACCTGATGAACCAATACCTTTAAATGGTACCCAACCTGAAGGTTGTTGTAAACCTGACCAACTTATTACTCTTATAGGATAGTCATGATTTGATAGTTTAAAAACTTTATTGTTCCACTCAAGACCATCAATTTTTTCAGTGAAAAAGAATCTGTCGTTAAGGAATGCTTTAGTTTTTGCTTCTGACATTTTTCCACGAACGTTTTCTACTAGAGAAAAACGTGATGGTGCTATTGCTTTAGTTCCAAGGAATGGTGATTCAATGATGTTATCTTGTACACGGTTAAGTACACTTCTTAAACTACCACTACGTACTTTAATATCTTTTAAGATATCGTCGTATTTTAAACCTAGTTCTTTATCTTTTAAAAGCATTTCATTAACGTCACCATTGTAACGTAAGTCTGCTAGTCTTTGTATACCAAATTTTGTTTTATCTTTTGAAGCCTTAAATGCAGGTTTTGATACTCTGTCAATTATATCACTAAGTGATGCTGCTTCTTTTTCTAAAAACTTTAATGCTTTAGGGTCACCAAACATTGCTTTCATAGCATTTTCAGCAATTGGTCTGGCTTTTATACCATAGTTTTGTACGTTAATATCGCCAAAGATTCCAGCAATAGCGTCAGGGTTAGATGACTTTTGTGCAAATGGATGTTTTAATATTCCTGCTGCATCTGTTCTTAAAGCAAAGTCAACGAATGCTGAAGCACCTTTAGTTGAGGTTGCTTTTGCAATACCTTCAACATCACCTAATGGAACTTTAGGGTTGATTGCTTTATTCTTTAAACCTTTAACACCTTTAGCAGCGCCAACAAATGGGTCAGCATACCAAGATACCATAAAGTCTGACGCACCTGTTGACCATTTACCTGCTAGTTCTTCATCAAATGCTTTACGGCGTTGTTCTTCATTATAGATATCAAAGTCTCTACGTCCACCTGTTGGGACATTAACACCTAAGTCTTCTGCAACATTTAATACTTGTCTTGGTAGATTAAATGGTGCAAGGTCTGATGCACCAAATAGTGCTTGTGATGGAGAAATTTGTTTTGCAGGTCCACGATATGTTTCAGCAATATCAGATATTTGAAAACCATCTCTGTATGCAGGGTTTTGTTTATCTGTTAAAAGTGCTGCTGTTGAAAGACCAGCACCTACGGCTTGTGAGACTTGAGCCATTTTGTTTAATACGGTGCGTTGCTTTGTGCCCTCTGGTGCTGCATATTCTAATGCTTCACCAAGTAATGCTTTGCCTGATTCAATTCTTTGGTCAATTCTTCGAGCAGCCTCAACTGGGGTGTCAAAGTTTTTGTCAATAAAATCAGTAAAGTCTCTAAGCAAACTCATTCAGAGTATTCCTTTGTTAAAATATCTATAATGTTTTTGTGGTCATCAGGTGTTAAGCCGTCTGCGTGTGCTAATCCCCAGGCAAGACCTGCGTTGTCAAAACCAAATGCGTCAAGATAGTTTGAAAAATTTACTGCCCAATTTGTTACTTCGCCAGGCATTATAAACTCCGTAAGTATTTTACAAAGTTATTTAATGTGATTGGTGCGCCTTCTTGATTTGCAGCGTTTTCAATCATTGGTAAGTATTGTGTTAGTCTTTGTAAGTCTTGTTTACGTGGACTGTCAGGTCTGCCTGATGCAATGTTTAAACCAACTTCTGTTGGTCCAGGTCCCTCACCAAATGGCATTCCAACTTCTGGTGCTTCGTTTGGTCTTTCAGTTGGTGCAGTAATTGGTGTTAGTTGTGAAAAGATTGATTGTTTTGTTTGTGTTGGTGTGGCTTGTGCAACTTTACCAGCCATCGGTGCGCCTCTTTGTTGGTCTAATGTTGCTTTACCTTCACCATATTTTCCACCAGCATAGTAACGCATGGCTTGTTTTGAAGGGTTTTGGTCTGTTCTTTTAGACTTGTTGCCAATACCTGATACAACTTCTTTAGCCATTTATTGTCCTAGTTGTGAAAGTAGTTCTTGTAATCCTGCTGGTGCTTGCTGTGGTTGAGGGGCCTCTGAGGCGGCTTGACCAGGAGCAGAGGGGACGGTTTGCTCAACTGGTGCCATTGGAGGTACCTCAGAGGCAACTTGTGGGGTAGGGGCTGCAGGTTGTTGTGGTGCAGGTGCGAATACTTCGCTTACTGCTGTTTCTATTGCAGTACCTTTTTGGCGTGCTTTAATAACTGCAGCCATCTTCATTGCTAAGTCTGAGGGGTCTTGTCCTTGTGCTGTCATTTGTGGTATTGCTTGAGCAAGTTGTGACATTGCTGTATTTAAGTTGTCACGCATACGTTGAACATCTATTTCTTGTTGTTCACCTGTTACGTTCATTGACCAAGGTAGTTCACGCATCACAAAATCTCTTGATACTAGGTCTGCACCTAGTGCTTGTAGTGAGAATATTAGTGCACGGCTTGGGTCAAGTCCTGACATTAAACCGTAACGTACTTGAATACCATAGTCACCGTTAATATCTTTACGTGAATCATAGTCTAATTCAAATTTTGCACCACCAGATGTGGCTGAAATCTTCTTTGTGCCAGGGAATAGTCTTTCATCCATTTTGAAACACAGTTGCATAACATCTTCAAATGTGTCTGAAAGGATTTGTTGCCCTGTTTTTACTTGTGTGTCAAATGCACCAAGTAATGCTTGCACACCTTGTCCTGTAATGATGGATGCATCAATGTTTCCTGAACGTCCTTCAGGGTAACGTGCTCCCATTCGCATTTCTTGTTGCAATAACGCTGCTTCTGTGAACGCAGCAGGTGGAACCTCTAAGCCTACACGGCGAATGTTCTGCGGCTGAGCAGTTCTAAGTATTGCATCAGGTCCAAAAGCGAACTCTTGAACATCATTTGGTACAGCAAGTGGTGCGTTGATTGATTTCTCTGCAGCATCCATTGCAAGTTGTGCAAAACGTGCGCGTGCGATTTGTACCCATAGTACATCATCGAATTGTCCGCGTGGTTCGTCATCAATTCCTGGTCTTCTTGCTACACGAACCATGACTTCACCCATTGGGTTGTCACTTTGTGCTAAAACAAGGTTACCTCTATTAGGTAAGTACAGTAAGATTACGTCTTTGTCTTCGTAACGAATCATTTCTAGTTCACTGTATAGGTCTATTTCACCTATTTTGTATCCGTTGAGGATTTCTGATTCGTATTCTGGGAATTCTGCTAGTAGTTCTGCAATAATTTTTCTGTAACGTTTAGTAAATGATACGACTCTGCCGTATCTGTCGTATTCTGGGTATGAACCTAAAGGGTTTTCCACACGAATACGTGGCATGTTGGCTTCTTGGTCTGCTTCAACAACGATTGGTAGGAAACCGTAGGTGCCGTACCAGTCTGCGCCTTGATACATTTGTGTTTGCAGGCGTGAAAATTGTACATAATTGTTTGCGATAAGTGTTTTTGTGTCAGCAAATTTTTTGGCACGGTCACTAATGTTGCTTGATGTGCAGTTAAATGATGGTAATGGTGCTAGTACCTCGCTGACGTCGCGTGCGGCAACGTCAACGAAGTTTGCAATCATAGCCTTAGTTGCACCTTCAGGGAACATTTCAGGGAACACGTTAACAAGGTTGCCTCGGCGTACTTCTAAAACGTCACCCATGCGTGCATCGCGTGATGCGTTACGGCGTTTTAATGCCTCAACTTTGTTTGCTATCTGTGTTATATTTAATGACACTACTTACCTCTGAATTTTCTTTTTTTAGGAACATAAAAAAAGTTTAATGTTCCGTCAGGATTAACTCTGTTTTTGCTTCTTTCAATTTTAGCAATACCTTCTTGAATTGTTTTGGTATTCTTTTTACCAGGTTCAACAAATTTTAAGAACGGTGAGTCAGGGTTAGTTACTTTTTTTTTACGGTTGGGTTGTACTTTTCTGGGAACTTTCTTCTTAAGGCTGTAGTTCTGCCAATGTTTCTTTCAAGTTGTGATGTTGGCTTACTTGCAGGGGTAGTTCTTTTAGGTCCCTTGGAACCACTTAAAGCCTTTTGCATTTTAGAAAGACCTTTAGCGTCTTTAATACCTGTTGCTTTACGTTTAACAATATTTTTTCCTACTTGTTTAGCAGCACCACGTGCGGCTGCTCTAGTAGCAACTCCAGCAATAGCACCAACAATTGGTGGAATAATAGGTACTACCTTTGGTGAAGTTCTTTTTTTAGGTTTCATTGTTGTCCTTTAGTATAGTCTTTTAGGTTTGTTTGCTGCTGCTTTTTTTGCTGCTTGACGTTTATTAATAGCAGTTTTACGTGAAGCAGTTCTACTTCTTTCAGTTTTGGAAGTTTCACTAGCAAGTCTTTTAGTTGCTCTTTTTCTAGCAGCAGTAACTTCAGCACGTTTTGCAACATTAGTTACACGTGCAGCAGTTTTACCGCGTTCCGCTTTAGCGGTTTTCATAGTTCCTTTAGGAACTTCGTAAGGTTTTCCAGTAAGTATTTTTAAACCTGGAACTATTGTTTTTCTTTTTGTATCAAGATATTCTTTACCATTTTTAATTACATATCCAGAGTCACCAAAACCGTAACTTCCGTATTGTTCTTTTTTTGGTTTCATTGCCATTATAGTTTTCCTTTAACTGTAGTATACTTCTTGTTGTTGTTCAGCGAACGCTTCATCTAAGTCTATCACATATCTTGTGTTCAACTGTTTAGTTGAATGCCATC